TACCTGGGGCATGACTCCCTGACCTGCGCGTTTCTTGCCCGGTTGGCATAGCAGCTCGCTGTACGTACGGGCATACAACTTTCAGTGATCACGATCTACGTCCGGAGGCGTCACGGTGCGTGATGACGACAACTACGCCCCGCCAGAGGACGTCTTCGCCCCGAACAACTCCGAGCGGGTCGTCTGGGGCTACCCCCTCGACCTCGCCGACTGGGAAAGCTACCTCGTCGCTCATAGGCCGTGGCGGAACGCCGGCGAGACGCAAGCGACCTACGTCGCCCGCGTCGCCCCGTTCTACCCCGACTTCACACCCGAGGAGATCGCCCAATGGTTCGAGTCCGCCAGCGTGCTACCAGCGTGAGGCTGCGCCATACCGGCCGCCCGCACGCCCGCGCCGCTGCGATGCTCGCCGCGCTGTCCGCCGTCGCCCTTGCCGCGACGCTGCACACGACCCGCCCGGCCCCGCCGCCGGCCGTCACGCCGCCGCCCTCGGCCGTGTCTTCGGCCGTGACGCCGTCCGCTGTCGAGCCCTCGCTCGTGTCGCCGTCCTCGTCGCCGTTCATGCCGTTCACGGCACCGACGACGACCGTGACGCCCCGCCCCGCGCCGAGCGCGACGCGGACCACGTATCGCTACGTCCCGTCCCGCCCAACGTCGAGCGCGACTCGCCGCGTGACGAAGTAAAGGAATCCCCGTGCCTACGCCCATCACGCCGACGCCGGCGATTGACGCTCTCGTCGCGTCTATCGCCGCGATCGAGGCCGCGCTACCGGCCGTCAGCCCGTCGTCCGCGACGCCTGACCTCCCCGCCTACAACGCCCTCGTTCAGACGATCCTCGCCGTCTGGTCGCCGCTCTACAACCTGAACGAGCAGGCCGCCGCTGATGCCGCCGCCGCCGCTGCCGCCGCCGCCGCTGCCGCCGCGCAGACCACGACGACCACGCCGGACGGCTCGGCCCCGGCCCCGTAACGCCCCGACTCGACCGCCCGCCCCGCTACCTTCTATGCGGATTCCGGCGGATGCAGCGCGCAAGATGGTGCGCCTGTTCTGCGGTCGTCGGGCCGCCGCTCCCCACGGCGGACACAAGCGCGTGCATGCAGCGCATGGGGACCTTTGGCTTGTAGCTCAGTAGGTAGAGCGCTCGGCTGAAACCCGAGGCGCGCAGGTTCGATCCCTGCCAGGCCAGCAACCCAAACCCACGACCGCCCGAGGGGGTGACGCATGGCCAGAGGTACCGCGCACGCGCCGAAGCCCGCCGACCAGCGCCGCCGCCGCAACGCGCCGGCCGGCCCCGGCGAGCGCGTGTTCGAGCGCACCGGCGAGACCTTCGGCCCGACGATCGAGGCCGCGACCTTCCGCACCGACTGGCCAGAGCCGGTCATCGCGTGGTGGGAGACGTGGCGTGCTCAGCCGCAGGCCGCCGCGTTCGAAGGCACCGACTGGCAGCGCCTCGCCGACCTCGCGCCGCTGCGCGCGATGCTCCTCGACCGCGATCTCTCGCCGGGCGAGCGCACGAAGATCCTCGGCGAGATCCGCATGAACGAGGAACGCCTCGGCGCCACGTTCACCGACCGCCAGCGCGCGCGAATCCGCTTCACCGACGCCGACCCGTCCGACGACGGCGCCCCCGGCATGGCTTCCGTCACCAGCATCGCCGCCGCCCGCGAGCGATGGCTCGCCGAGGCCGACGACGACGATTGACGTGAGGCAGGCCCGCACGTCCTCACGACGAGGCAGGCCCCCGCGTGTCCCTCAAGCCCATCAAGACCCTTGATCGTTTCGACCCCGAGATTCCTACGCTCGGGTGGGGCGTCATCGAGTTCATCGAGACGTGGCTCATCCAGCCGGACGGCGACCACGCCGGCGAGCCCTTCACCCTGACCCGCGAACAGAAGAATTTCATCCTCTGGTTCTACGCCGTCGCCCCGGACACCGGCCGTTGGCGCTTTCGCCGCGCCGTGCTCCGCCGCGCGAAGGGCTGGGGCAAGTCGCCGTTCCTCGGTGCGCTCTGTCTGGCCGAACTGGTCGGCCCGGTCGTCTTCGCCGGGTGGGACAGCAACGGCGACCCGATCGGCCGGTCGCACGCTTCGCCGTGGGTTGTTATCGCCGGCGTCTCTGAGACACAGACCGCGAACACCCTCGACGCGATCCGAGCGATGATCACCGGTGAGTTCTCCGAGGCGTTCGGCCTCGACGTCGGCATCACGCGCATCTACGTCGCCGGCGGCGGGAAGCTCGTCCCGATCACCACGAACCCCGCAACGCAAGAGGGTGCCCGCCCGACCTTCGCCGTGATGGACGAGGTCCACCATTGGACGCTCGGCAACGGCGGAAAGAACCTCGCGAAGGTCATCCGCCGCAACCTGGCGAAGGTGAAGGGCCGCTCGATCGTCACGACGAACGCCCACAACCCCGCTCAGGACACGGTCGGCCGCGACTACTACGACGCTCACCTCGCGCAGGTCGAAGGCCGCACGCGCCGCGCTGATCTGCTCTACGACAGCACCGAGGCGCCGGCCCTCACTGACGAGGATTTCGCGAACGAGGAGACGCTACGCACCGCGCTGCGCTGCGCGTACGGCGATGCCGTTGCGTGGGTCGAACTCGACGACTTGATCAGCGAGATCTACTCGCCCGACACTCCGATCGAGGACAGCTGTCGTTTCTACCTCAACCAGATCGTTGACGCCGCTGACGCATGGGCGACCGCCGGCGAATGGGACTCGAATGCACTGCCCGCGCTCCCCGCGCTGAAGTGCGCGATGCCTGGCCAGTGGCGCAAGGGCGACACGGTCACGCTCGGGTTCGACGGGGGCCGTACGGACGACAGCACGGCCCTGGTCGCCATCCGCGTAAGCGACGGCGCGCCGTTCGTCCTCGGCCTCTGGGAACGGCCCGAGGGCGCCGCCGGCGAGGGTTGGGAAGTCAACCGAGAGGCCGTCCGGGGCGCTGTCGACAACGCGTTCGCGACCCTCGACGTCGTGGCGTTCTTCGCCGACGTCGCCGAGTGGGAAACCGACGTAGACGACTGGCGCGACACCTACGGCGAGCGGCTGTATCACAAGGCCACCACGAAGCACGCGATCGCCTGGGACATGCGCGCCCACGGCGCCGACACCGTCCGCGCGACCGAGGCACTTCACCGCGCCATCTGCGACAAGGCCATCCCGCACAACGCGGACCCGCGCCTACGCCGCCACGTGCTGAACGCCCGCCGCCGGCCCGGCCGGTGGGGAATCTCGTTCGGCAAGGAATCGCGGGAGAGCCCGCACAAGGTCGACGCGCTCGCCGCCATGCTGCTCGCCCGCATGGCCGCAACGTGCATCACCGGTACGAACGCCCTCGCGAAGCGCGGCGGCGTCGGCGTGCTGACCGGCTACGGCCGCCGGAACCCCGCCCTCGCACAGCAGCAGGCCGCCGCGTACCGCGCCGCCATTGCCGCCGCCGAAGCGAAGGCCCGATCAGGCCCGAAGACCCCCTAGGAGGAGTGAGGCAGTGGCCATCATCAGCAACCCCGCCGCGCTGGCCGCTGACCTCATCAGCAGGCACGGCGAGGCAGTGTCCCGCGAGGGTCATCACGGTGTCGTCGCCAGATACCTCGACGGCGACCACGATTTGCCGTACATGCCGCGCGAGCACCGCGCCGAATACCTGATCATGGCGAAGCGGAGCATTACGAACCTGCTCCCGCGCGTCTCGGACACGTTCGTCAAGCTCTTGTTTGTCGACGGCTACCGCGAGTCAGGTCAGAAGGACAACGTCCCGGCGTGGGACTACTGGCAAGCGAACAAGCTCGACGCCCGCCAGACGATCGCCCACCGTGGCGCGATCGAGTACGGCGCGAGCTACGTCCTGGTGCTGCCCGGGAAGGCGAAGGGCGGCAAGAAGACCCCCGTCATCCGGCCGCTTGACCCGCTGCGGTCCATGGCCTGGTACGAGGACGAGGACGACGAATGGCCGCAGTACGGTCTACGCCACCGTGGCAAGGACCGAGACGGAGACATGATCTGGGAGATCATCGACGACCAGAACGTCTATACCGTCGTCGGTTCCGGCTCCGAGTACCGCCTCATCACGACCGAACAGCACGGCCTCGGCGTGACGCCGATGGTCCGGTTCCGCGACCGCCTCGACGGGAAACCGACCGGCATAATCCGGCCGCTGGTGATCGTTCAGGACCGTATCAACGACAGCGTGTTCGCGCTGATGATGGCGATGCATTTCGCGTCGTTCCGCCAGCGGTGGGCGACTGGCCTGGTCATCCCGACCGACGAGAACACGACGATTTCAATCCCGAACCCGTCGTTCGACCCGAACGGCTCGACGGATCCCGCCGTCAACCCCCCGACGATCGACGTCCCGAACCCGAATTTCGGGCAGCCGATCGAGACCTTTCAGGCGGCCGTTGACCGCTTGTGGGTCACCGACCAGTCAACGGCTACGTTCGGCGAGTTCAATCAGACGCACGTCGAAGGGCACCTCTCCGCGCTCGACGCGGCGCTCGAACACCTCGCGACGCTCGGCCAACTCCCGTCCGGCATGCTCAAGGGGAACCTTGTCAACGTCGCGGCCGAAGCACTGGCCTCGCTGTACGACGTCACGAAGCGTCAGAGCGACGTCTACGCGCTCATTTTCGGCGAGGCATGGGAACAGGTTCTCAGTCTCGCCGCCGTCGCCGCCGGCGATACGCCGGTCGACGACGCGCAGGTTCGTTGGCGCAACACCGAAGCTCGCTCGTTCGCGGCCGTCGTGGACGCCCTCGGCAAGATGGTTCAGATGATGGACGTTCCGCCAGAGGCCACGTGGGAACTGGTCCCCGGCGTCACCGATACGGACATCAAGCGTTGGCGCACTATGGCCAAGACGAACGACGGGCTCGCCGCCCTGACGGCCGCGCTGACCCGGCAGACCACGCCGAACGCGCCCGCCACGCCGGCCGAGGCGGTCCAACAGGCGCAGGGCGCCACGCCCAACGTTGCGCCCGTCTCGCCGCCGCCGGCGAAGTGACCGCCGCGACGCTCGACGCCGCCGCCTTCCAACTCACGGACGCTCACCGAGTCGCGCAAGCGAACATCGCCCTCGACTCGGTTGGGCAACTGACGGCCGCGTGGAAAACGCTTATGACCCCGTCGAACCTCGACAACTTCGCCGCGTACATGCAGGCGATGACCGGGGTCATCAAGTCCGGTCGTGAGACCTCGGCGCAGGTCGCCGCCGCCTACTACGACACGATGCGCACGCTCTACGACGTCGAGGGTCTATACGACCCCGTCATCGTGGACGACGCGCCGGACATCCAGATTCAGACCTCGCTACTCGTCACCGGCCCCGTCCGCGTTAAGACCCTGCTCGCCGCTGGCGACTCGATGAACGTCGCTCTCATGAAAGCGCTGCTCGCCAGCGCCGGCGCGCTAACGCGACTCATCGCCGACGCCGGCCGAGGCACCGTCCGAGGAAACGTCCTCGCCGACGACCAGGCCGAGGCATGGCGCCGAGTCACTGACGGGCACCCGTGCTCGTTCTGCGCGATGCTCGCCGGCCGAGGCGCCGTCTACAAGAGCGCCGCGAACGCCGGCGAGGGCGACCCGTATCACGACCACTGTTTGTGCACGGTCGAACCGCAATTCGTCGGGCGCGTTGACCGCCCCGGCCGCAAAAACGGCAGTCGCCACGGGCGCTGACCGTACCCACCCCACCGCGTGATGGCAGGTCCAGCGCGCGACCACGTCCAGGAGACGAACCATGCCCGAACCCGTCCAGCCCGCCGACAGCACGCCGACCCCCGACGCCGCCGCCTCGACCGCGCCCGCCGCGCCCGAGACGCCGCCGTGGGGCGCCGACTTCGACCCCTCCCGCGCCTGGTCCCTGATTCAAGGGCTGCGCGGCGACAAGGAAAAGCTGTCCGGCAAGGTCTCCGCCTTCGAAAAGGCCGCTCAGGAGCGCGCCGACGCCGAGAAGACCGAGGTCCAGCGCGCCATCGAACGCGCCGAGCGGGCGGAAAAGGCCGTGGCGGACCGCGAGGCCGCCGACAAGCGCAGGGCCGTGATCTCGAAGCACGGCCTCGGCGACGAGGACGCCGCATTCCTCGCGGGCGTCTCCGACGACGACCTCGACGCGCGCGCGCAAGCGCTCGCCGCCCGGCTCGGCGTCGGCAAGGCCACGGACGCCGCCGAGGCGATCCCTGGCAAGCCCACCCCGACACTCACCGCCGGTCACGAGTCCAGTGACGCGGCCGAGGCATTCGACCCGCTGGCGCTCGCGGAAAAGGTCCACAAGCGCCTCATCTAACGAGAGGACGTCGCCGCCATGGCGAACACTTTCAAG